GATTGGTTTTCATTGTTTTCAGGCTGCGTTACGCCCCGATGTTTTTGCGGAATTGGCTTAATGCGTCCGAACCATTCACGCGATACACGCTTTTGAATGCGTTGTAATAAATCACTTCACGCCCGTCAATGACCATGCGAACTTCATTCGCGTTAAACGTGGTGGCATATTCCGCCTTTTCTTTGGGCTTGAACGAACCCAAGGCATTCTTGCTGAACATCGCCGAGCAAGTAATCACAATCGGCACTTCTTTTGCCAAACCTGTTGCGTCAAAAGTTTGCAAATTGCCGCGCACCATCAACTGTGCGGCTTTGAATGGGTTGTACGCTTTGTTTGCCCATTCAGGGTTAATGCTGTTCCAAGTGATTTCGCCCTCCAATGCTTCCACGCCGCTTGGCAACTTGATTTGTCCCACCAAGCCCAAGCCGTCAAAGTCTTCTTGTTTGATTTCAATTTCAGGCATTTTGAACTCTCTTGCCTGACCCAATAAATTCACGCCGTCAATATAGACATTGGCGTTGTAAATCGCGTTTACTGAACTCATGTTTTATCTCTTTCTTTCAAGCTGCCTTGCCCTTTTGTCCAAATCTTTGATTTGGGTATAAAAGGGTATGCCGAAAGGCAGTAAATTAGTTACTGCTAATCAGATTAACCAAATATTTGCGCGTCATCACGCTGGTATTGGTAATGCGTTCGGCAGGCAGTTTCGGCGTGTAATCATAGACAAGTGGCACTTGTCCCTTGCTAAATGCGTCCGTCAAATCGTAGTCGTAATCCAAATTCACGCTGTAACCCACAATAGATTTGAGCGTACCCAAATAGGTGCGAATGCCCTCAATCAAGCTGTCAATCAGTGCGTCATCAATCGGGCGGTCAATGTATTGCAATTCAAAACGGCGGATAGATTCGTCAATGATGTCGCCCGTGCGTTGCGCCACTTCAAAGTTTTTAATGTGCGATGTGGTCGGGAAACACGCTAAACGGTTGCCCCATAAGCGGTAGCCTGTGCCGTATGAATTGAAAACAGTCGTAATACCTTTTTCATTCAAGCGGTTGGTTTCGGATTGTGGGTCGTCTGCGCGAGCGGTTAAGCCAATTTCCAAACCTGTTACGCCTTGCAATTCGCGGTTTGAGCTGCTAAACCAATAGCCTTGTTCTACATCGGTTTTCATACGTAAACCAGCCGCGTGTGTGGCAAGACTTTCCAAACCCAACAAGCCGATAACGTGCGGAAAGAATAATTGAGCGCGGTCGCTTGACGTGTTGAAATTGATTGCGCCCAACGAACCGCGCCCTTGAATGGCTTGGCTTAAAGTTGTGCCTTTGGGGGCGTTGATGTAGGCAATCGCGTTTAAATTGTCCGCTAGCGTGATTAAGGCAGCCGCGCAGGTGGCGGTTTTGTCAAATTCGGGCGCGATGATGATTTTTGCGTCCGCGCCAAAGCGGTTAAAGCCTTCTGTTACCAATTCCATGCCCGTGCGTTTGCCTGTGCTTGCCACATAGCCACCGATGATGTCGGCTTCGGTTACTTTGCTTGGGTCGGTATAGGTGTAACTGATTTTGGGCGCAGTGGGTTTGGTTTTGAACTGGATTTCGCCAGCCACCGCGTCGGTAATCGTGTAATGCGTACCGCTTTTCAACGGCGAGCCGTTGTTGGTCAAGACTTCGCCAGCTTGCAATGCGCCGTGTGCGGTGTAAGCAATCAAGGTGTCGGAGTCTACCGACAAAACTTCATCGCTCACGCTGGATTTGTGTTTCGCTGGGTCGCACACGTTCACAACATACGCCACGCCCGAACCGTAGCGCGTCCAAATATTTGCGGCATCGGGCAAAGTAAAGCCTTTGCCTGTGTTTGTGCCAAATCGGGCAAAATCTTTTTTAGTCTGGCAAACGGTTAATTCATTGACCGCGCCTGTGGGTGCTGTGCCGATGATGGCGGTAATCGCGCCATCTACCGTGTAAACTGGGCTAGAGCCACCATCAATACGAATGGTCTCCGTGCCGTGATGAAATGCTGCTGCCATGTTGTTTCCTTTATGGATTTTTGGGTTTTAAATTAGGATTGAGCGGTTCGCCTGTTTGCCGTGTTTGCATTTGGGCGTATCGCGGTAGGTTTTCAGGCTGCCTGAATTCCACTTGTTGCGTTTCCGTTTGCACGGTCAATTCATACTGCCATGCCCCAGCGTCTTCGCCTAAAAAGCGTTCTTGCAACAAATGGCAAGGCAAGCAGTTGGGCGGAACAAATCCCACCATTGCCAGCCGCACTTCGTCCAAAATCGCCAACGTGCCGTCATCGCCATGCAAATGCGAGCCGATAACCGTCAAATGCAGCACCACATCACGCTGCTGGGCAATCAAGCCTAAACTTTCCAGTTTAGTGAATTTGCTAGACTGATAACCGACAAGCACCACCCCAACAGGGTGGATAAATTGATAATCCGCAGGGTTTTCGGGGAATACGTCCACGCTAACCCACGGAATCGCTGCCTGTAAATGCGTGGCAACCGCGTCAATAATCGGGCGTGTTGCACTCATTTAGTAACCGTCCCAATCGTGTTTCACACCGCCACGAACGTGATACGAACCGCGTTTCCAAATCTTTGATTTGGGTATAAAAGGGTATCTCGTGAGAGAATGCCTGAAACGTCTATGCCGTGCTGTTTAAAATAATCTTGGATTTGGGCACGTAATGCCGTGCCGTTGCGTTTGGGATAAACACCGTGGTTAATCACGCCCAGTAGCGTGGTTTTGCTGCAACCGATTTCTTTGGCAACTTGGCGCGTGGGTTTACCCAACTGTTGAAAGAGTGTTTTCATCCGTGCGTTCCTGTTCTTAATTTCAATGGCTCACGGCGGATACGTTCAAAAACGCTTTCCAGTTCGCTTTCCAGTGCGCCGTCAGGGTAAAGCTGCTGCAAACGGCTCATGGCGTTTTGCCAGTTGCCGCCGTCTGCTTCAATGCGCGGTTTCAGCAGTTTTGCCAACTCCACTTTATTGAGTACCGCAGCCCGAACGTCCATTTTGTTGTAATCCATTTGCTTACCGCGTTTGGGCATATAGCGCACTTTCTCAGCTTCTAACACCTGCTCTTGATGGGCAAATGGGTCAATGTAACCACCAATTCAGGCACTTCCAGCCACGTTTCCTTGCTGTTCTCGTCCCAACGCTGCACCTGTGCGCTAAACTGTTTCCATGGGTTTTTAGCCACCGTGATTTTTTCGCCCACCAGCACAAACGGCACGTTGCGTACGTCATATTTGCGTCCACCAAAATCAATGGTTAAATCGGGATTGACCTTGCGTTCTTCGGGCTTACTCAACACCAATTCACGACAATATTCAGTCGGCGGCGGAATAATCAGCTGCTCGGGCATGATTTTCTGCCAAGCCTTGTAACGGCTCATACCATGTCGGCTGTGGATTTTTTGACCGTTAAAATAACGCATCCACCGATTCGCCAAACCCTGCAACTGCTCAATGCTGTTGATGCGTACCAGTTTCAGGCGGCTTTCAAATTGCGTTTCCACCAAATTGTTGCCGTTTTCCACTTGCCCTTTGGCTCGCGGATTGCCCACTTTGTTGATAATTACATTCACGCCAAGCTGTTTATTCAGGTGTTTAAATCCATGCCCTGTATTCGCCGACCCTGGGTCAAGCATCACATTCACAGGCACACCGCAAAATGGGTCTTGCAAACGCTCCGCTTTCGGCTGCATTGCCTGAATAAACGTCTCGCACAAATTCTCCGAGTTCTCGCCACCAAATACATACCACACAAACAGGCAGCCTGAACAATGGTCAGTTACGACATACCGCCACACGCGGTCTTGCTCAATTTTCACGACATTTTTTGGCTTGTTTTTGTAAAATTCGTCCGCATTCATCATGCGTAAACCTGTGTCCTTGCCCGATACAGGCAGGTAAAACAGCACACACAAACTCGCGTCAATCTGCCAAACATGATTTGGGTGCAAACTTTGCAGACTGGTTACAGGTGCAGGCTGCAACAACTGGTCGGGGTGCACGTTCCACCGTCATCAAACGTTTGCCGTTTTTCCGCATGGTTTCCATTAGCACGGCGGAAATCATCTGTGCATCTTTGAGTTCCAACGCCGTTTTCCCTGCATCGGCACGGCGTTTGCGTTGAGGTTTAACCATCACGCGCTCCAATTCTTTGTAAAGTTTTGCCACACTCATGCCCAATTTCTCGGCTTCGGCTTGCAAAAAAGGCGTTTTGCCACCGTGCGGTAATTTGCCCAGTTGCGTGGCAATCGCGTTTAATCGCTCGTTTAATACCGCATTCATTGGGGATTACTCGCTTTCAGGCTGCAAATCTTGTTCAGACAGCCATTCGGGCATATCGTCTTCGGGAATCGTTTCAGGCAGCCCATACTGGTCGCGTAAATGCTGACAATCCATAATGATTTGATTGATAACGCCAGTCATTTTTGCCTGATGTGAAATGCCGTGGGCTTGCTCATGTGCCGCAAGCTGCGTGAAATACTCGCCAAGCTGCACAATGTGGCTGCGAATCGCCACTTCTTTTGCACCGACTGCCATGTGTAATTCATTGCCAACATCGGCTGGGTCGGGTTCTTTCAGGCTGCCTTTTTTCTTGGCTTTTTCCAGTTTTTCGGCAAGTTCATCAATCTTGGCGTTTTTATCGCCCAATACTTTGTCTTTGGCGGTAATTTGCTCGCGGTTTTCACGCAGGGCAAGGCGCAGTTCGCGCACCGTCATTCTGTCCACATCGTCCAAAGTCATGCCATTTACTTCTTCGCCGTCCGCCAAACCGACCAATGTAACGTCTTCTTCTACGAGCAGTTCCAGCAATTTAGATTTGCCCAAGTCCATCAGTTTGGGCGCGGCTTTTTGCATTTGGGGTGTGGCGAAACGTTGGGTGGCACGAAACANNNNAACTGTTTACAGTACCAATACCAAATTCAAGGTTTGCAATTTCAAGTAAAACGACCGTGTTCTGTATGTTCTTTCAAAACAATTAAGGCACGACCTAATTCAAACATACCATCCAACGCGTGGCGAACTGCGTGGCGACCACGTTCANNCCAAGTTGCCTCGTTATAAGTTTCGCCATTACCCCATTGCTCCATGACCATCACGCTGTGCATTGCTGCATGATTACTGACTGCATTTACATCAATCACTTCCACTTCATTACTCATTTTTAGTCTCCAAATGTAACGACATCGGTAATTTTCAAAATCGGGTTACACGTTCCGCCGTTTCTTCCAGCTTGGCGGTCAAGCGAGCTTGCTGCTGCCTGAAACGCTCCGCAATCTGCAAGGTTTTAATGCTGTATGCAAAATGGCGGTTACTAACAGCTTAACCACGGAACCTGTCCGTAATCGGGTCGTCTATATCATGGCTACC